GGTGCTATTGCCATTTATTTCAATGCTAATATCAGTGGTGTTAATTGTGCTTGTATTGCTCTGTTAAAATCCCTTCCTCGTATTGTAGACGTAGTTTGATCAATTGTCAATCCGTCACCAATTCTAAAATTACCTTTTTGATCCGTACTTGTGAATGGACATTGACCACCATTAATGGCAACAACTTCATTTTCTGGAATTGGTTTTCCACCTTGGAATGGGTTAGCTGTATTTAGGTCTGTACCAGCACCAATATATTCAAATGAATGCGAACTGGTAATAATCCTACTCAATCTAACAAACTCAACTGTTACTCCAGATTTAACAGCATATGGAATAAATTCATTAAATGTAACAGTTCCTGTACCTGTTCCACTATTAGCACTATCTGTAGATTCACTTATAGTGAATAAGATAGGATCCATATTTGCTTCAGCAGTTGCTGATCCACCACCAGAAATATTGATCGTTACAGTCTGAGTAGGTAAGAAATTTCTACCACTAGCAATAACATCAATTGATTCAATAGTCCCATCAGAAGCTACATTAGGAGAAAACTCAGCAAATATTGCTTCTGGACCTTCTGGCAAAGAAGCAGTAACAATTGGTGGAGAAGAAGGACTATAATCACCAGGACTTCCAGCATTAGTAACTTTAATACTACGAATCAATTCCATTGGTTTTGTTATTTGTACTGTTGAAGCAGTATCACTATAATCACTCATATCTAAATGGAAATAAGCACCTTGCCCATCAAAAGGAGTTCTATAATTATTAGCAACATCCTTAATCTGATCTATAATAACAGCATCAGATTCACCATTTATAGCAGTATTTGTGGTTCCAGTAAATTCAATATCACCAACACCATCAGCAACTAATCCAAAGTTACCGAATGAAGAGTTAGAGTTTGTTAAATCACATTGTCCACCTGTTCTACAAGATATACCAATGTCACAACCAATAGTAAAGATAGAAACTAACTGAGCATAGGCATTGTTTGTAATAGAAACACCAATACCCTGTTCATTATATTGTGTGAATGAATCACAAACCATTGACTTAATATCTTGTCCTAGATTATTAGTGCCAGTAAAATTAGCATCAGCATGATCACCATTGATCTTCATACCAATACTACCAGTCATAAAATTAGTACAATTTCTTACATATGGTGAACGCCACCTACCCCTTTCACCTTCATTTGCTGGACCTAATTCAGTATATCCAGTCACTGCTTGAAAATCTGTTCCAGCAGTTATAGATGCTTGAATTGGTGGGAAAGCAACCGCACCACAACCAACATGACTTGTTGCATGACTTGATCCAGCAAAGTTTAAATTCTGAATCAAACAACCAGCTCTAACATGGAAAAAATCTTTTGTTGGATTATCAGGAACAACAGTAACTAATCTTAAATCCTCACCAGAAATAGTAACATCTGTTCTCAAACCAATAGGATTATTTTCATTATAAACACCAGATCTAACTTTAATTGTATCTCCTTGTTGTGCTATCTCAGCAGCCTTACCAATTGTTCTTACAGCATCACCTTCCAATAAACCACTATTATTATCGTTACCATCTCTTGTTACATAAATTATATTTTCTGTTTCTATTCCAGATGGTCTCCAAGAAACACCAACACCTATAGAAGATAATCTCCAATCATTCTTACCTGTAGCAAGACTAGGAACAAGATTATGATAATCAATTAAAGAACTCTCTAATTCTAAAGATCCAAATATCTTCGCATTCTGTCCAACATTTAAATTCTTCTCAATACCAACACCACCTTCAGTAACAATAGATCCAGTATCTTTATCTGTTGATTGTAAACCACTGTCTACTGTTAGTTTATCGCCTATATGTACCTTCTTAACAACACCTAGACCACCATCCAACTGAACAGAAGCGTTTGTAGGACTAGTAGCATCAGTAGATTCATTAAATGTTGTTAATCCATCAACATCCAGAGTATTATTAAGTGTTGTAGCACCATCAACATCCAGAGTATTATTAAGTGTTGTAGCACCATCAACATCCAATGTCGCATTTAATGTGGTGTCATCATCTACATCCAACTTAGCATTTAAGAATGTATTACCATCTACCTCTAATTGAGCATCAAATTTAACATTTTCGGTAGCATGTAGAGTTCCTGTTATATCTAAGTCATAGGATGGATTATTATTTTGAACACCAACCTTAGACAATCTAAAGATAGAAGCATTAGGTCCTGTTCCTGTATATCCCCAATAACTTTGTGTATTGACATCCACAATCATTGTGGGGTTCTGAGGATTCTGTATAGGAGTTAATGTATCAGTTCCTATACCTAAACTATTAAATTCCTTAAAGTTAATAACTGAATATAACTGAGATTGATTTGATCCACCAGATTGATTAGTTGTTAAAGTGCTTGGATAAGATCTTCCAGCACCCCACATAATTCTAACAGCACCACCAGCACCAGGACCACCAGGACCTTGATAAATTCCACCATTTCCATATACATCTCTATCATGGTATCCCATACCACCACCGCCACCATAGGCTCCACCAACACCACCACTGGCTTGTGTAGAATCACCACCAGCAACACCACCTGATCCAGCACCACCTCCTATTGCAGGAGTTGAATATCCAGAACCACCAGCACCACCAGCTCCATCAGATCCTAGTCCATATAAACCTACACCTCCTCCACCAGCACCACCAATACCACCAGCTCCACCTTGACCTCCACCACCGCTACCAGTAGCAGCAGGATTACCAGTTCCACTCCAATTAGTACCTCCACCAGCTCCATTATAACCACCAGCTCCACCACCACCTGTTGTGTCGTTTGTGGATCCCTGACCACCATCACCACCAGCACCACCAGTTCCAGTGATTACTTGACCACCTTGACCCTTAACTAGATTACCAGAAAAACTAGAAGAATCACCACCTTGACCACCACCAGCTTCACAGAACGTAGTAACACTATCAGAGAAGAAACTATTACCACCATCCTGTCCAGAATAATTAGTATAAGCAGGAACTGGTGCTATTGCACCAGCACCACCAGCACCAACTCTAACAGTATAAACCGTTCCTGGTGTTACTGTTACATTATTAACAAATGCAAGAGCACCACCTCCACCAGCTCGTCCAGTAAAACTAGTAACATTGTTACCTACATTAGATCCACCTCCACCAGCACCAACACATAAAACAGAAACCTGAGTTACTCCAAGAGGACATGTCCAACTATAAAGTCCTGGTGCTGTCCATTCTACTTGACCTACACCACTATTAGTTCCAGATCCTACAGGAACATATGTACCTTCATCCTGTATTAAAATACCTTCTTGATCTATAGGTGATGCTTCTATCCATCTAATACCAGTAGCATCCCTATTTAAATAATACCCATTAACTCCTGGAGAATTAGCAGAGTCAATTATATTTCTTTGTATATGAACACTACCATTAATATCAAGTTTTATTACTCCATTCGCATTTGGATCATATAAAGGAACCGTTCCTGGTTCTTCAGATCCTATTCCAACTATACCACTACTATTAACAAAAAATGTTTCAAGAGCAGTATCATTAATCTGAAACTTACCTTTAGGTAAGGTACTTCCTATACCAACTCTACACGGATCTACTGTAACAGTTAAACATTTATTACCTAACCAATTAACACCTTTAGATTCAAATTGTACTCTAGGTTGAGTGGTTCCAATTCCAACATCACCATCATGAGTAACAGAGAATGATGTAGATCCAGCACTAATTTGAAATAAAGCATCTGGTTGTGTAGTACCTATACCAACTCTTGGACCAAATTGCTCATCATCAGGACTTTTTGGTTTAGATATGATGGTAACAACTGTTCCACCTACACCTACATTAAGTCTATGTCTTACTGTTAAATAATCAGCATCTAATTCAGCATTTACTCTAACATCACCATTAAAAGTGGCACTATTATCAACAATTAACTGATCTACAGTTAATGATCCACCATCACCACTTAATCCACCAACTAGATCAGCATATAATTTTCCATGAACATATACATCATTACTAAATTCAGTAACTTTATGGAATCTATTCTGACTCTGATCATCGTACTGTGGAAATGTCATGTTGGCAGATCCTCTTGACAATGACTATTAGCAAATGCTCTTTGTACTAGACTTCCACCAGATAACTGTCTTACAAAATAATTACCAGTTACTCCATGCCCATGAATCCTAGTTCCATAGATATCAACACTACTACAAGAACTATCACCTAATCTCAAAGTATTTGATGATAAAATTTCAATATCTTCTGCTTCAAGAACTATTTTTCTACCTTTAATTAAAACTTCTCCTCCACCTTTAGCAGTAAGTGCTATCTGCCCACCATTAAAAGTGCATAAATTAATACCAACACCACCCTTACCTTCTTGATTGCCATATATTTCTATACTCTTATCATTAAATATTTGAAAATTGCCTCCATTCTGGAGTCCCATTATATTACTATCACCACTATCAGTCTCTGCAAATAAATTATACACCATCTCACCATTAAGACCCATTTGAGGATTTCCACTATCAATCCTAAAATGAGGTCCAAAGGAAATAAATTGCCTCTTTTGCCAGTTTTGTATATCAGAGGGTCTTTCTGCCATATCCTATGTTCTCGTAATAGTTATTTATCTTAACTAATACAATCAATTACTTCTTTTATCTCACCTTGATATTCTGGTCTAGGTTTCAATGATGGTTTTAAGATAGCACCAGATCCAGTTTCACTTAATATTTTAATCTTAGGCAACTGCTCAACATTCTTTACATTAAATTTTTCAGGGTCTGGTGGAGATAATCTAACTATTCTTCCAGAATTATCAATATAAGGTTTATAAGTATTTCCATCATTATCAGTAAATGAATCAGTTGAAGTATATCCAATACCTGGTTTCACTACAACCACATGATCTACAACATAAGGTGGTTTAGATTCCAATTCTGGTTCTGGAACAGGATAGTTCTCACCTTGAGTAACAATATAGATGTCGGTAATTTGTCCGTAAGTAGGAGAATCTTCATCTAGATCTATCTCAGATCTAGCACTCGCACCATATCCTTGCTTACAATCATCAGTAATTTCAATAAATGGAGGTGATTTATATCCAATTCCACCACTTAATAGATCTATTCCAATAATACTACCAGTTGATCCAGCACCATCATTAACAATTGATCCCAAAATACCTTTCGCTATGGCTCCAGCACCACCACCACCAAATATCTCAACCTTTAATCCACCACATTTAGTAGGAGGTCCAGCATAACAATCACCAAGAGAACTCTTATTGCCAGGAACACTAACACTTGGATTTAAGAAATCAAACATTCCTAAAGAACCAGTTGCTATACTTAAATTCTGTATTCCACCAACTATTCCTCCAGACAATTGATCAGCAGCATTAGCAAGATCTAAAATAGCATCAACACCAATATCAATAGCATTCTTAGGTCCTTTACCGACAACCCACTCCTTTATACCAAAATCATATTCTTGCTTATTATTACATTTAAATACATTACTAAGATTCATTAACTTCTTAGCACCGCCCCTTAAAAATCCACCAATATCAAATCCACCTAGCAAATCACCGATACCTCCACCAAGTAATCCCGAAAAACCCTTTGTCAAACCACCAATAATACCATTCATTATACCACCAACAAATTGTTGAGCAACACATTTAACAAAATTCTTTACGTTTTCAGCAATTTTACTCAACAATCCTTTAATTGTATCTTTGAGTGATCCAAGGATTTTCTGACCCACACATGGAATAGCAGCCTCTAGACCTTCAATAGCTGGTATAAATGATGCTTGCACAGCAGCACCAGCAACTTTAGCTTTAGCATCGCTACCAGTTGCTGCCAATTCTGCAGCATATTTTACTTTATATGCCTTATCCAATCCACCCTGTATTTGACCAACTAATCCATTATCTACTAAATTTTTAGTCATCATACCACTTAATTTAGTGGCACTAGACATCATTTCAGATGCTGCACTATCAAGTCTACCTTTAAGAGCACTACCAGTTAATCCAGATGCCTTTATATCACTTACCACATTCTCTAGTTCATTAGATATTTCATTTATAGCACCCTCTGGAGGACCACCAGCAAATGTAATAGTCTGACCTAACTTACTTGAAGCACCTTTTATTTCTCTCTTCAAAGTAGATTTTAATTTATTAACCGTTTCTGGTGGTAATAATCTAGGAGATTCATTAGTTGAGGCATTCATCTCATTAGATTCACCTTTAGTGAAAAGAACATTAGCCTTTTCAATCTTACTTGTAAATCCCGTATATGGTTGGAATGGTCCAGCATAATCTTGAACTGGAGCATATCTTGAACTACCAAGAATACCAAAAATTACAGGAAGTTGAGCATCTTCACCATCCATGAAGAATCCCATAACATTATCACCTGGTGATAATTTCACACTAGTTGCTCTACCACCTTTACCAGATCCAGCAGTTGATGGTAATAGTATCTGTGCCCAAGGAAGATCTTCATCTGGAAGTTCTTCTAAACTATGAGGGTGATACCCCATAATACGAACCTTTACTCTATTTCCCCAACCACCACCATTGATCTGATCACCTTGAGCTTTCTCTGGTGCTACTTGACCTACCCACCAAAGTAAACCATCTCTTCCTACAAAATTACTTTTTAAAAAACTTTCTTCTATCATTTTTCTTGGGGTCCGAATGTATCTCTAATTAACTCTAATGATGTATAAGAATTTTTAGTATCAAAATGATGGCATAATGCCTTAATCATATATAGACCACTCTGTTGTTGATCCACATCAGATCTTTTTTCTCTATCAATTCTAGGAACTTCTACCTTAATAACATCACCTGCCTTCAAATTAGTGTTTGAAGGTACAAGCATAGTTATAACTTGTGTAGTAAGTAAGTTGTATCTCATCATAGTTTGAGACTGAACCTTACCTGGATCAGCATTCATAGCAGTAGAAACACCAACTTCTAAAGTTCCCATATCCAATACAGCAGTTATATTTCTACTTGGATTTGATTGTAATTCTTCTGGAATTTTGGGTTTCTCACCTAAAGCAGTAAATTTTCCAGCATAATCATTATATGTAAACAATCCCTTATCATAAGGTGTATATTCAAAAGTCAAAGGATTCATAAACATACGATGACTACAAAATGCTCCCTTTCTTAATTTACCAATTAAATCTTGATTCCTATCAGTAGAATACTGTAGAATATTAAAATCGACATTTTTCTTAACGCTCTTTACAACCTCAGTAAAGAAATATTCATATTTAGATGGTTCTTGCGTAACTAAATCATCAACTGATCTAAAATTAAATCCATCCTTTGTTTCAAAAAATACAAATCCTGCAGTAGAATCATCTTCATTCTTAGCTTTTGCAGGTACAGATTTAGAAGCTAACCATGTTAATACGGTGAATGGTTTCCTCATATTGCCAATAAAACCATACTTATTCTGGGTTTTATCAATTTTTAATTCTTTATTAGTTTTCAAATAATCTTTAAAGATTTTTTCTACTGAATCTGATATAGGAGAAGATTCAAACTTTCTACCAATTCTAGAAGTTTCATTTGTAATATTCTCTCTAGAACAAAGATTTAAAACAAAAGTTTCCTTTTTAGTCTCTGAGACAACATTAGTAATACTTTCTACATGAAGATATCTTTCTGGATCATCAGAAAAATCTAATCCAGGATTTGTTTCACTATTACCAGCAATTTTAAATGATAATTGCTCACCACCTCTTAAAGGTAATCCATTATAAATTGATTGAAGTTTTCCATCTGGACCTTCTATAGCATCACCAGTACTTTGAATCATTGCCTTAGCAGTTATCACTGGAGAAAATATATTCTCAAAATATTCAAACGCAACAGTCTTACCTTTAAGATCAACGGTATTTTCTCCGTCTGCTGATCTTAATGAAAATTCTTCATATTGTGATGGATCTTTTGCTGACATTATAAGAACGCTGTTGAAAGAGCATCTACGGCTAACAAATATTTATTTGTCCCACCAGAAGAACTTTGAAGGGGAGCCTTCTTTCTTGGAGTTGCTTTTGGTGCTGGACTACCACCAGAACCACCAGACATAGAAGGAATGAATATAGTTTGTGGTAATTTATTAGTCTTAATCTTTTGATCTATAATTTTCTTAGACTCTCTAGCAATATCCTTCAACTCAGGTATTATTGTTTTCTCTGCCTGTTGAAGAACTTTAAATACTTCAGTAACCTTCTTTTCGACTTTTGGAAGTTCCTTTTTAAGAGAATCCTTCAATTTAGTTACAGTTTCTTTAAATAATTCTTCAGCCTCATCTTCAGTAACAAATCCCTTCTCCTCTTGTACCTGTCTAAGAAGAGTACGATATAATTGATTTGCTGCTTTTTTCTTGGTAATATTAGTCTGTTCTGTATTGGTAATAATTTTTTCAATAAAATCAATTCCATAACTCTTAACACTTTCAGCAGGAATAACTGCCTCATCTTTATGAAGATATGCTAATCCATCCTTCTTAACCTTTGATGTTCCATCCTTAAACATTTCAAAACCACTTTGTTCAAATGCTTTATCCTGTTGTGCTTCTACTTCAGGTGATAATTTTTCACCATCCAATCCTCTTGTATCAGGACCAGTATCGTCTTTCTTTAAATCTTCCTCTTTTGGTGTAGTCTTAGTTCCTTCAACTTTTCCTGTAGTATCTAAGAAGACCCCATCTTTCTTTTCGTCCTTATCATCTTCTTTCTTATCATCTTTCTTATCATCTTCTTTTGGCGGTTCTTCATCTTCATCATCCTCTTCTTTCTCCATCCCCATATCAGTTTCAAACTTTTTAAGTTGATCCTCTGCATCATCTAAACCCAATGCTTTAGTATTAGTCATATTAAAAGCTTCTTCTTCAATATCTCTACTCAAATTAAAAAATCCCCTATTAATATCACCAAAAGTCTTTTGTATCTGTGCTTGCTCATCAAAAAATAGTAAATTCCTAAGTTGATCAAAGGTCTCAGCAACTGCTCCACCAATCCTACTAAAAAACCCAAATATATTACTAAGAAATCCAGTAAAGAGACTAACTACTCTTTTAATAAATCCAATTAATTTACCAATTCTTTTTATAATTCCAGGTAAAGTATTAATTGCCCATCCAATTAGAAGTATACCAAAGAAATCTAAAATTCTACCAAGAAATCCCTTAGTACTCCTGAATATATTCTTTTGTAAGAAATTACTAGGACCAACAGAACTTGATGCTTCTATCATATCCTCACGATCTTTTCTTCTAATACTCTGTAATCTTCTATTAAAGAATGAAGCATCACGACGTATTAATTTTTTTTGATCTCTAATATTTTTATTAGTTGTCCGACTAACAATATTAGATGATTTAAATGCAGCTGATAAAGATTTAGAAACATTAGATAATGATTGTCCAATCTTTCTAATACTAACTGTATTCTTGGTTAAAAATCTTACTGTCTTTTGCTGAGCCATATATCTAACTTAACGCTGGTGAAATATTAAACATCTTATATGAAATATAAACATGGGAATTTGTTGGATCAACTGGCGTTATAACAGGATATCCCGTTGCTGCTCCACCTTTAATACCACCCTGTTGTTGATCTCCTCCACCACCAGTAGCACCAGGCATTGGTAAAAAGACTGGAGGTAAATCTGGTTCTTGACCAATAGATGTCATATCCATCTCTTTTTTGGATCTTAAATTCTTAATCTCCTTTATTTCCTTCTTTGGTTCTATTTTTGATTCTAGAGTTTTTATACGATCCCCATACTCTTCATTGTATGACTTCATCGCATTTTCAAATTCTAACGTTCCTTCTTTTCCAGGACCAAAATCACCTATATCTGGTTTTTTAAGTTTGATTTCATTAAGAAGATCTTGATCACTTATAGGCGACATCATGCTAGGCATAATATTACCATCATTAGCAGTAGATTGGGGTGGAGCAGCTTGATTATTCTGTTGCATATTATCAATTTTCCCATACCCATAATTAAAAGCAGCAGAATTAATAAGAAATGCCAATACTTTAGATTTCCAATCACCAGCAGCTAAACCTCTAGTAAGTATAGATGAAATAGTAAGAGTACCCATACCACCCAGAGTAGGTGCAATACTTTCACCTAATGGTTTACCACTAGCAGTATCCGCAATAAGACTAACACCACCAGCAAATGCAGTTCCAGTAGCAATATTTGATGCGGTTGATCCTTTCCAATTTCCTGGTTTGAGAAAATTCCTAAATCCTCCTCTAAATGGATTTTTTATTCCTTTTAGGAATGCTAGAGATCCTCTTGTAATAAGATTCGCAAGCATCCGTATAGGACCTGTAAAAATCCCTTTACGCCCAAACCTACCAATTCTAAGAGCTATTACTCCTAAAGTTACAAGAAGACCTTTAAATGCTAACTTAAATCCTAATAATATAGCAGCTAGTGTACCTAATGTTCCAATAACATTACGTCCTAATTTATTTAATGCTGCCTTATTACCATCAGCTAAAAATCCATAAGCTTTTATTAACTTATCACCAAGCCATCCAGTTAATAATATAGTAAAGAAATTTGCTAATTTCCCCAAAGCAAATTGTGTTTTCTTACCTATACTTCTAAGAGGAGAAAACAAAGCCTTTTGTATTCCCTGCTCAATTATACCTTCTTTTCCTTTTCGTAATCCTTGTTGTGCTGCTTGCCTCTCTCTTTGTGCCTCTGCTTCTTCTCTTTGACGATCTAATTGTGATTGAACTGCTAAATTAGATTTAATAACATTCAAAGAAAATGTTAATTGCCCTACTTGTCCTGCTATATTCTGTAAAGTTACAGATACATTATTTAAAGATAAGCTATTCTGAGCTATTATATTATCTGATATAGTATCAACAGGTGGAGCTACAGCTCTTCCCGTAAATGCTGAAGAAGCAACGTTACTTCTAACAGCTCTTATTCCTCCTGCTATTGGCGATGATAGTTCAGCCATTCGATGCTTGCTGTGCTTTTAAATTTTCTTCTTCAATATACTGTTGTAAAAGAGTTAAATAAATTTCTCTCTCCCAAGGCATCATATTTTCTAGCTCTGTTAAACTATATTTATGGTGCTGCATCAATGCAAAGTTAATTTTATAGTATGACGCAAGATCTTCATGCGACATACTTACCCGAAAAAACTCTGTAATCCCTCCAAAACGATCTCACTTTCAACATCCGTATTCGGATTTTTCACCTTAACTTTATGCGAAAGTTTTGGCATGGTATCAAAAAACTTCTCAACATCCTTAAATTGCTTAGAGTTTAAACCTTCAATAAATTCAGATAACTCTTTCTTAGTGCAATCAGATGCTGCCCAAGACTCCTCTTCAGAATATACTTGATCCACACAAGAAGCAATTAAATCAAAAGTATCATCAACAGCTAAATCACCACCAGAACTCAAATTTGTCTTAACAAATTCATTTAAAGAAGGATACTTCATTTTCATTGTATATTCATCATCTAATTTAATATTTGGAGAATGATCCTTAGCAATATGAACTTTAATTTCGTCCAAATGTATTACAGTAGGAACTTGTGTCTTCTCATCATCAGGGCATGTAACCATAATCTCAATATCTTCACCAACAGATTTTCCACGTATATTAAGGAAAATAAATTCAATATCAAAAGTAGATAATTTCTCTACTCTTATACCCTTTGAGAGTATACAAGATCCTATAACATCTTTAACAGCATTTGCTATTTGTTTTGGATCTTCACTTTCCATTGCAAGAATTAAAATCTTCTCTTCCTTTACTAAGAAAGGTCTGAATTTTACTTTTTTCTTAGATGAAGGTATAACCAACTCATAAGTAGGTGTAGAAATTTGTGGTAAAGGCATAATATGCTCAATTCAGTAAAATTATTTAGACCAGTTCTTTTAACTTATAAATTTACTGCACCAGAATTACCGTCTATAGCATTACTATTATTTACACCAGTAGTAGCACTATTATTTGTTGTAGACTTAGAAACATTTTTTGGCCAACCATATTGAACACCCATTCCTTCACGTAAAGGGTTTAAAATATCAGCCATATTATCATATGGTCTAAAATTATACATATTACTCTGATCTGGCCCATTATTCAAATCTCTACCAGAAAACTGGGATAATGTTGTAGTTTCTCCAGAGATATATCTATCATAATGGAAAGAACAAGTTGCCTTTAACACATTTGAATTCTGATATTGAACTCTTGTAGAATTTAATGCTAATGGGAATAATCCAATAAATTTATACTCTAAAAACTGTCTATGATTCTTCTCAAATTTTATAATTCTAGTTTCATTTGACTTATAATACTCAGGATACCTCATTCTAAAATGATAAGCATTTTCTTGAGGTCTTACACCACTAGATCCACTAATATACTCCATCCAATGCTCTAAGAATCTAAGAGACTTATACCTATTATCAACATAAAATTCTAGATCAATTTGAGTGAATTGTCTGGTATGTGCCATCTTTTCAATAACACCCTGATATTCTCCTCTAACATCAAGAGTAGCAAAAGAACTTCCTGGTATAGAAGCACCACTACATAACAGTCCAATATCGGATAAATCAAATCTATCATCAATACCCTTAGATCTCAAATGAGTTGTTAATGGATATGCACCACCATTTGGTATAGCAAATCTAACCAAATAATTGGATGTTTGTGCGACATTTTGAAAGGTCGGTAATATCTGCGATATTTTCTTTGGAAATGGAGCTGGCACTCTAAATAGTTTTATTATATCATATCTATTTAGATGGCTTACAAAGGAAAATATCAACCATCTCACCCACGAAAGTATAAAGGTGATCCTACAAGTATAACTTTCAGATCATTATGGGAACGTAAATTTATGAATTGGTGTGATCAAAATGCTAATGTTCTAGAATGGTCAAGTGAAGAAATTATTATACCTTATCGTGGTCCTGATGGAAAACCACACAGATATTTTCCAGATTTTTATATGAAGCAAAGACAAAATGATGGAAAAATTAAAAGATATGTTATTGAAGTAAAACCACTAAAACAATGCAGTCCACCTAAAAAACCAAAACGTCAAACTCCAGGTTATATTCGTGAAGCATTTGAATATGCTAGAAATCAAGCAAAGTGGAAAGAAGCAAGAGAATGGTGTGCTGATAGACAATTGGAATTTAAAGTCATCACAGAAAAAGAATTAGGTATAAGTTATGGCAAGAAGAGCTAAAAGAAGAACTGGTGGTGATTCTTATGAAGATGTAAAATATCAAATTAATGTAAGAGAAGGAAATAGACTTGCTCCTGTATTAAGAGATCTTATAGGAACAGAAGATCCAGAAGATTTAGCATTAGATATA